TATGGTTTAATAAAATCAGGTTCAGCAATTGGATTTGAACATTGTACTTCCTCTGGTTTAGGGTGGAAAGGTTTAAAGTTATTAATAACTTCATCCATCAATTTCATTGCCTTTTCCTCACCTGTATACTTAGATAATTGTCCTCCGATTGCTGTGTGATAAGTCAGCTTACCATCAGAAGGTGAAAAAGTTAGTTCAATTCAAATTGATAATTTGAGTATTGTAAAACATGGAATGGGTGAATATTGGGATTATATTGAGGATTTTATTGAGGATATGAAAAAAGTATTTCCAACATTAGGTGATGATTGGGGTGTTTATGTTCCTGAGGTAAAATATCTTTCACCTGAACCATTAGTTTATCCAAGCGATTTAGCTTTAGTAGAATATCCTAATGTTCACTTTGTAGGTGATGCTTTATCAGCTCGTGGTATTACAGTTTCAGGAGCACAAGGTATTTTGTCGGTTGAAAAGTTTGTATCTACAGATGAATGGGACAACATTCATGGAGATATGACTCATTGGGGATAATTTGGAAAATTAAAGAATTTTTATTATATTACAATTATGAAAACTAAATATGAACCAAGTAGAAAACTGACTAAAGCTGATGGTACTATAGCTTGGGTTTGGGAAGGTAAACTACACAATTGGGAAGGTCCTGCTTTAATTCCTGAAGGTGATAATCGTAAACGTGAATATCATATTCATGGTATTCAATATACAGAAGATGGATGGAAAGAAGCAAGACGTAATCGTGAAGGTCTTCCATGGTATAAAACAGCAATGGGTCAAGCAGGTCAAAATAGAAACTAATATGAAAATAGGATTTTGTGGAACAATGAGTGTAGGTAAAACTACATTAGTGAATAGTTTAAAATTAACAAAGGAATTTGCTCATTATTATTTTATGACTGAGCGTTCTAAATATTTGAGTAGTACAGGTATTCCATTAAATACTGATTCTACATTAAAAGGTCAATTTATATTTTTAGCTGAACGTTGTAGAGAGTTACTTTATGAAAATGTAATTACTGATAGAACAGTTATTGATGTAATGGCTTTTTCTAAAGCAGCTAAATCAATTGAATATTATGAAGCTGAAGCATTTTGTGATGCTGCTTCTAAGTTAGTAAGTGAATATGATTACATATTTTATGTATCTCCTGAAGGTGTTGAAATGGAAGATAATGGAATTAGGGAAACTGATTTAAAATATAGAGAAACTATTGATAGTATTATTAAATTAGTACTTTATAGAAATAATCATAAAATTAAAAATTTAGTAGAACTATCAGGTACAACAGAGGAACGTATTGCGAAAATTAAAGAGACAATTTTTGGTTAATATTTATAATCATGAAAAAATCTGAATTAAAAGCAGAAATTAAAGAATACATTGTAGAGATTCTATCAGAAGTAGATGAAGCAACTTATGTTGGGGCAGGATCTATAGATGATATGAAAAAAGATCCAAATTTTTCTTCCGCTAAAGATAAAACCACAGCTGTTAATACGTTAAAAACAGGAGGTAGTGTTACTCTACAAGAAGAAGATGATGATAGAGAACCTACTAAAGCAGAATTAGAAAAAGAAAAAGTAAAAACTGTTTCTAAATTTAAAATTCCTAACGACCAGTTTGACGACTTTAAATCTAAACTTAAAACTTTAGTTACTAAAGTAAAAGATATGGAAAAAGGAATTGAAAAAGATAAAAAAATGGCTGCTTTAAAACAATTTATTAAAAAACCAGAATTAGTTAAAGCGTTTAAAGAAAGAGACGTTAAAATTGATACTGGAGATTTAATTGGATAATATGAAATTTATAATTAGTTTTGGATTAGGTGCTTTAATAGCTACTTTAATTGTCCTTTTTGCTTTACCATCTAATAAAAAATTCCAAGTTGAATTAGATAGGTTACATGCTCAAAACGATTCTTTACATAATGCTATAGATTCTACTTCTGCTAAAATTAAGCAGTTAGATTCTATAGCTTATGTTTTAGGAACTATAATAAATGAGGATAAGAAAAAACTAGGTAATTTAAATAAAAAAGCAAATGAATATAAAGAAAAATACAATGAAGAACATAATCGCATCGTTGCTATGTCTAATGCTGATGCTGCCCGCGAGTTCGCAAACGCTTTTAAATGATTCAACTTGCTGTGTACCTTGTATTGCTTTAAAAAAGGCATTAGTAGTTAAAACAGAAAAAGATTATTTAAAAAATCAATTAGGAGTTGTTCGCGACTCTATTATTATCTTAGATAAAATTGTATATAATCAAGATAGTGTTATTAAAATTAAAGAGGCTCAAATTGCTTTATATGTAAAAAATGAAAGTGATTATAAGCAATTAATTGAAAATAAAGACAAAGAGGTTATACTATATAAAAAAGAACATAAAACAGCCCTTCAGCAAAGAAATTTAGGTTACATTAGTGGAATTCTTGGCATTATATCGGGCTTATTAATAGCTCTATGAGTCAAGATTTAAAACAAATAATAAGAGAAGAATACATTAAGTGTGCCCAAGATCCGGCTCACTTTATGAAAAAGTACTGTAATATTCAGCACCCACAAAGAGGTCGAGTAATATTCAATTTATATCCTTTCCAAGAAAAAACATTACGTTTATTTAGAGATAATCCATACTCAATTGTATTAAAATCTCGTCAGTTAGGTATTTCGACATTAGCCGCAGGTTATTCTTTATGGTTAATGTTATTCCAAAAGGATAAAAACGTGTTATGTATTGCTACTAAGCAAGAAACAGCTAAAAACATGGTAACGAAAGTTAAATTCATGTTTGATAACCTACCTTCTTGGCTTAAAATCCCAGCAGACGAACATAACAAATTAACATTAAGATTAAGTAACGGATCTCAAATTAAAGCCACATCAGCATCTTCAGACGCAGGTCGTTCAGAAGCCGTTTCCTTGTTGATAGTGGATGAGGCAGCTTTCATTGAACAAATTGGAGAAATATGGGCATCAGCACAACAAACATTAGCTACAGGTGGTGGAGCAATTGTACTTTCAACACCTTATGGAACTGGAAACTGGTTCCATAAAACATGGGTTTCAGCAGAAAATCAAGAAAATGATTTTTTACCTATTAAATTACCTTGGTACGTTCACCCTGAACGAGACGAAAATTGGAGAAAACGTCAAGATGAATTACTAGGAGATCCTAGATTAGCATCACAGGAGTGTGATTGTGATTTTAGTACATCTGGAGATGTAGTATTCCATTCAGAATGGATTGAATTTTTATCTCAAACAACAATAAAAGATCCTCTTGAAAGGAGAGGCGCTGACCAAAACTTTTGGGTATGGGAACCAGCAGACTATACAAGAGATTATATGGTAGTAGCTGACGTAGCTAGAGGTGATGGTAAAGATTTTTCAACTTGTCATGTTATTGATATTGCCACTAACGTACAAGTTGCTGAATATAGAGGACAATTACCTACTAAAGAATTTGGATATTTTCTAGTAGGAGTTGCCACAGAATATAATCAAGCATTATTAGTAATTGAAAACGCCTCTATTGGATGGGCTACTATTGATGCTGTAATTGAAAGAGGTTATCGCAATTTATATCAATCACCTAAATCAGACCAATTCACAGCAGAGTCGTATTTAAAGACATATGAGGGTTCATCCGATATGACACCCGGATTTACAATGTCAATGCGTACTAGACCGTTAATTGTGAATAAATTCCGCGAATTTGTTGGTGACCGTTCTGTAACTATTCGTTCAAAACGTTTAGTTGAGGAAATGAAAGTATTTGTATGGAAAAATGGTAGACCTGAGGCACAAACAGGATACAATGATGATTTAGTTATGCCATTTGGTATTGCTATGTATTTAAGAGACACATCACTAAAATTCCAACAACAAGGTCACGACATGACTCGCGCTACACTAGGTAATATGAGTAAAAGTACGTATATTGGCGCTTATAATCCAAACCAAATAAAAAATCCATATTCCATTCAAACAGATAAAGGAATGGAGGACATTAGTTGGATTTTGTAAATATTTATAGTATATAATAAAACATAAAAATGGCTGATAAAAGTTTATTTACCCGATTACAGCGCCTGTTTTCAACAGACGTAATCATCCGTAATCAGGGTGGAAGTGAATTAAAAGTAATGGATGTTGATTCAATTCAACGTTCCGGAGATATAGCAACAAATTCTCTAGTAGACAGATATAATCGTTTATATTCACCTGCCTCTACCTCATTATTAGGTTCTCAAATTGGTATAAACTGGCAGTACTTACGTACTATGGTTTATTCGGATTATGATAACATGGATTATGATGCTATTGTTGCTTCTGCTCTTGATATTGTTGCTGATGAATCTACTCTTAAAAATGATATGGGAGAAGTGCTTCATATTAAAAGTAGTAACGAGGATGTCCAACAAATTCTTTACAACTTATTTTATGATGTATTAAACATTGAGTTTAATTTATGGAGTTGGATTCGCCAAATGTGTAAGTATGGTGACTTTTTTCTTAAGATGGAAATTGCTGAAAAATATGGTGTTTATAATGTTATCCCATATACAGCATATCATATTGAAAGACAAGAAAATTATGATAAAGAACATCCAAATGCTGTAAGATTTAGATACTCACCAGAAGGTATTTATGCTGGTGGTTCAGGTTATTATGGTACTCCTAATTTAGGAACTTTTAACGATAACCAACCAGGTATTTATTTTGATAATTACGAAATGGCTCACTTTAGATTGTTAACTGATGTTAACTATTTACCTTATGGCCGTTCATATTTGGAACCAGCTCGTCGTATCTTCAAACAATACGTGTTGATGGAAGATGCTATGTTAATTCATAGAATTTCTCGTAGTCCGGATCGTCGTATATTCTATATTAACGTTGGTTCTATTCCTCCAAACGAGGTAGAAAACTTCATGCAGAAAACAATTTCTACTATGAAGCGTACTCCATTAATGGATAACGCAACAGGTGAATACAACTTAAAGTACAACATGCAAAACTTATTGGAAGATTTTTACATTCCAATGAGAGGTAATGACACTACTACTAAAATCGAAACCGCTCCTGGTTTACAATACGATGGTATTCAGGACGTTACATACTTACGTGATAAATTATTTGCCGCTCTTAAAGTACCTAAAGCATTTATGGGTTATGATAAGGATTTAAGTGGTAAAGCTACATTAGCTGCTGAAGATATTAGATTCGCTCGTACAATCGATCGTATTCAGCGTATTACATTATCTGAATTATACAAAATTGCTTTAGTACATTTATATTCTCAAGGTTATACAGGTGAGGAATTAACTAACTTTGAGTTAGATTTAACTACACCTTCTATTATCTACGATCAGGAAAAAATTGCATTATTAACTCAAAAGGTAGATTTGGCTCAAAAGATTATGGAAGCTAAATTATTACCCACTGACTGGATTTATGATAATGTATTCCACTTTAGTCAAGATGAGTACGATGAATATAGAGACTTGTTAGCTGAAGACCAAAAACGTGCTTTCCGTTATAACCAAATTGCCGAGGAAGGAAACGACCCTAAAATGACAGGTAAATCTTATGGAACACCACATGATTTAGCTTCATTATATGGTAAAGGTAGAATGTATGACCAGCCAGAAAATGTTCCTGTAGGATATGGTAGTGATTTAGAATTAGGACGTCCTGAAGAAAACCCAACAGATCGTAATACACAAGATGATAATTTCGGAAAAGATAGATTAGGTGCTAAAGGAATGAAAAATGACGATAACGAATCGGATTCTATCCGACCTCAATATAAAGGAGGTTCTCCATTGGCTTTAGAGGCAAAACAAATTTACCTTAAAAACCGAACTTTAATAGAGGGTTTAGGTAAAAGAATAACAGCTGAAAACTCAACATTAGGAGATTCATTGTTAGATGAAAGTAAGTTAAAGGAATAAGAATCTTTATATATTTATAACAAAACCTTTGGGGAATGAACATTAAACATTCTAAGTATAAAAATACGGGAATCCTTTTCGAACTTTTGGTAAGACAAATAACGGCAGACACTCTGTCGGGACAAGATTCGAAAGCAACACATATATTAAAAAAATATTTTGTAAAAACTGAGTTAGGTAGAGAGTATAAATTATACGAATCTATAACTAAATATAAAAATCTAACAGAAGGCAAAGCAGAGGTTGTAATTAATTCCGTTATTGAATCTTCTAAAAACTTAAATAGAGGAGCATTAAAAAGACAAAAGTATAATTTAATTCAAGAAATTTCTAAGCATTATAACTTAGAGGAATTTTTTCAAACTAAATTATCTAATTATAAGTCTTATGCTGCATTATATACGTTAGTAGAAATATACAATAGCGAATTATTATCTACCCCCGACCAAATTATTTCTAATAAAATTGCTATTTTAGAAGGATTAACAACCAAACCCGTTAGTAAGAAAAAAGTTGAAGATGATTTATTAACTGAATTCCAATCATACGATAAAGATTTACGTATTTTAACTTACAAAGTATTATTAGAAAAATTTAATGGCAAATATGCTTCATTAAATGATAACCAAAAATCAGTATTAAAAGAATTCATCAATTCAGTTGATTCAACTCCTAAATTAAGAGAATTTTACAATACTAAAATTACAGAAATTAAAGCTACTTTAACTAAACAAGTTAAAAAAGTAACTGACAAAGCTATTCAAATTAAATTGAATGAAGTTAACAATATGTTAACTCCTTTAGGCAAAACAGCTAATGTAGGTAACGATGATTTAGTTAATTTATTACAATATTACGAATTATTAGAGGAACTTACTAAGATAAATGGCTAAATATAAGTATAAAATAGCGGAGGAAAAAGAAACTCTTAAACCTACAGAAGTAGATCCTGCGTTAATTCAACGTATTGAGAAAACTTATGGTCCTGTGGATATGGAAAATGACTTCTTTTCCGCTAACTTAAAAACTTATTTTAAAACGTCATCTATTAATACCGAAACCGGTTCTATAGGGCATAAAATTATTAAATTAGCTAGCTTTGCAGATTCATTAGAAAAATTATACACAGCAACAAATGCTTTATCCGACTTAGTAAAATCACCAGGAGGAAAAGATGATGCTATAGTTGTTAAATTATATGATAATTTAAAAACATTATTTAATTCCTATAGAACTCATTTACGCAAATATTATCCTGACCAGTATGCTGCTATTAAAGATAAATTAGATGAAATATCATCTATATCTTCTAATTCAGGGTTTATTTCAGGAGGAGAAGGTGAAAACCATACAGGTCCATCTCCTCGTAAATCTACGTATGGTGCTTATACACAAGCTGGATTTAAAAAAGTAACTGAAGGTCCTGGAGCAACATTAGGTTTTGGTCCTAAAGCTGGTCCTGAAGGTGTAACAAAAAATAAATATGTAACTGATTTTAAATATAAGTTAGTTGGAAAAGCAGGTGCCCAAAGAGCAGCTCAAGGACTTCCAGCAAAACAAGTAAATGAAGCAGATACTAATGTTGAACAGTATTTACAGGATTTAAATGTAGTAAATCCCGATAATAAAAAATTCATTGCCTCTCGTTTAATGGGGTTTGATGAAGTAGAAACAAAATTAAACCAATTATTACCATTATTACAACAAGCAAAACACGAGACTATGGATTATTACAGACAAAATCCAGAATCATTTAGTATTGTTTATGGTACTGATTTAGCAAACGATTATTTAAACGATTTAATAGAACTATTTAAAAAATAAAAACATGGCAAATATACCCGTAAATTTTGGTGGAGTAATTTTAACAGCAGGACAATCAGTAACAGGATCTTTTGCTGGTATGATTTCTTTAGGAACTGGTTCCTTAAATTCACCAACCGGATCAACTATTTCAGCATTTAAATATGGAGCTGGATTACAAGCGAATCAAGCAATAATTGAAGCAACTGGTCCTTCATTTACAATCCCTGCAGGAGCAACAGTTCCTTTATTTATAACTTCTTGCAGTTTAGCTGCTTTAAGTGCTCCAGTATTTTTATACACATAATATTTATAACAAATGAAAACCTTACAACAAGAATATCAATTAATTAAAGAAGGTAAAGGTAACAAAGACCACTTCTTAAAAGTAGCTAGAAATTTATTTCCTGAGTATATTACATCAGGTAATGATTTTACTTCGGCTGTTCATATTTTAACAAGCAAAAGTCTTTTAAGTGAGTCAGCAGGTGATGTAGTAACAACCACTCGTAAAGATTGGCAGGCTATTTTTAATGCTAACTTAAAAGAGGCTGTAGGTGTTAAAAATACTAAAGAATATGGTGATCAAAATGAATTTGAAAAACTAGCTCCTGAAGTAGCTAAAGATTTAGCTAATCAATTTGATAATAACAATCCTGATAATATTGACAACGTTTATGGTCAATCATTTTTGATGGGTTTTTATACAGAAATGCAGGATGAAAAAAATAAAGATAAAAGTGTATATGAATTAAAACAAATCGTGTTAAAAAACATGGTTAAAAATGTTAATTATTATGCTACTGATGCTTCATTCGGTATTAAGGGAATTGGATACACTAAAGATTTTGTTGGAGGTGGAGATCCTGTAGAACCTAAAGGTAAATACAAATCATCAGGATATGGTGATATACCTAAAGCTAAAACAGTTAAAGAAGGTTTAAATGAAGCAAAACGTCCTGATATTAACTCTCAAATTAAAGAATTAGAAAAAACATCTCAAGCTGTTGCTTTAGAATCAAAATTAGCTGCTATTGATGAGGCAATTGAAAAACGTAAAGCAAAATTAGCATTAGCAGAATCAGAAGATTTAGCAGAAATGATTGATAAATCTATGGTTAAGGTACTTAATAAAGAAATTAAAGAACTTGAAAAACATAAAGCAAAAACCCAAAAAATATATGAAAAAATGACGGGTGGTGCTAAGGAAGAAGTTATTGATGAAAATTACGATCTTAACGAATATCAAACAGTTGATGAAGGAGCTTTAGAAGATAAAGCAGCTGCTGATAGTAAAAAAGCAGAAGCAGCTGGAGTTGCTTATGCTACTGCAAAAGCCGCTGCTGCTGCTTCTGATGCTGCTGCTAAAAAAGCTGAAGCCGCTGCTTAATATGAAACAAGTATTAATTGAAACTCTACCATTTAAAGTTGCTCCAATGCAACTTACAGAAGGTTTAAAAGCACCTTCCGGTAACCCTTTAGTTGAAGGTATTTTAGCTACAGCCGAAGTAAAAAATGGTAATGGTAGATATTATCCTAGAGAAATTTGGGAAAAAGAAATTGACAAATATAATCAAGTTATTGAAGAAAATAGAGCAACAGGTGAATTAGATCACCCCGATTCTACAATTATTTCTCTTAAAAATGTATCTCACATTATTAGAAAATGTTGGTGGGACGGAGATAAAGTAATGGGTAAAATAGAAATTTTACCAACAACATCTGGTAATATCCTAAAAGCACTTATTGAAAATAATGTTCAAGTAGGTGTATCATCTCGTGGAATGGGTTCATTAAAAGAAATGAACGAAGGCACTTTAGAAGTACAAGATGATTTTGAATTATTGTGTTGGGACTTTGTATCAACTCCATCTAATCCAGGTTCATACATGCAATTAGTAAAAGAAGGTAAAGAAATACCTACTAATTCATATCTTAAGGTTAATTCAATTTTAACCGAAATCCTTTGTGCAAACGGAACCTGCCCAATATTTTAACACCTCTTAGGATAGAATCCTTTGACTGACCCTCCCCAAAAAAAGGAGGGTTTCTTATTTATGCATTTTTTAAAATTCCCCATATACGTATATTCGTAATATGCGATTTTCTTATATCGCATTTAGATAAAATATTTTATTACGCTTCGACATTAGTCAGCAATAAGCGTATTTCCAACAAAAATTATTTGAGGACAAACAAACAAAATGGTAAACAGAGATTTATTGAAAGAAGCCATTGCCGATGCTAAAGCAGTTAAGGAAACTGCCATCGCCAATGCAAAGGCCGCTCTTGAAGAAGCTTTTACCCCCTATTTGAAAGAAAAGTTAGCTGCAAAGTTAGCCGAAATGGATGAAATGGATGAAGCTAAAGAAGAGATGACCGAGATGAAAGAAAAAGACATGGATGAAAATTATGACATGGAAGAAGCAAAACACATGAACAAAAAAGAAATGGACGAAATGGAAATGGACGAAATGGAAATGGGTAAAGCTAAAGAAATGGATGAAATGGACCTAGATGAACTTTTACGAGAACTTGACGCTATGGATGAAGAAGATTCATCTATGGAAGAAGGTAAAGCCGCTTATGAGTACGAAAAGGGAAAGAAAGCTGGTGAAAAAGAAGCAATGAACGAAGAAGAAGATCTTATTAACAATCCTGGAGGTGCTGGTAATTTACCTAAATCCCCAGACATGGTTGAAGAAGAAGATTACACAGACGAAGATGCTGATGGTATTGAAGATTCAGAAGATGAAGAACTCGATATCGAAAACATGGACGAATCTGATCTTAAATCTTTCATTGAAGGTGTAATTGCCGACATGGTAGCCGCAGGCGAATTAGAAGGTGGTGAAGGTATGGAAGGCGAAGAAGGTATGGAAAGTGAAGAAGAAGTTGAAATCAACGAACGTAAAAAGTACGGTGGTAACAAAGGTGATGTTCCTGCTTCAAAACGTGGTGATAAAAAAGACACTGCTGAAGAAGAAGGAGTTGAAGATTACAAG